CACGCTCAATCGCCGAGCGTTCGTGTTTAATGATCCGGGGACTGGCAAGACTATGTCGGCGTTGTGGGCAGCAGATTATTTAATGAGCCTGAACAAAGTGCGGCGCTGTCTTGTGCTGTGTCCGTTGTCTATCATGCACGATGCTTGGATGAGTGGTATTGCCAAGAGCGTGATACATCGCTCAGCTATCGCTGCGCACCACCCTCAAGCTGCACGGCGTATTGAGATGGTGCAGGGTGACTACGAGTTTGTGATCGTCAACTACGATGGGCTGAACTTAATCGCTGACGAGATTGTCAACGATGGGCGGTTTGATCTTGTGATTGTGGACGAAGCCAACGCATACAAGAACGTGTCAACAAAGAGATGGAAGACGCTCAACAAGATACTCAACCCTGAGACGATGTTGTGGATGATGACGGGCACACCCGCTTCGCAGTCACCCTTGGACGCTTACGGACTAGCTAAGTTTGTGAACCCGACTAAAGTACCGAAGTTTGCTACAGCATGGCGCGACAAAGTGATGAACAAGATTACGATGTTTAAGTGGGTGCCAAAGCTTGGGTCAAGCGAACTTGTGTTTGATGCACTGCAACCTGCCATACGCTACACCAAGGAAGAGTGCACAGACTTACCACCAGTACTTACAGAGACACGAGATATACCACTAACTCCACAACAAGTTAAGTACTACAGGTTGTTGAAGGAGCAGCTCCTTGTTACCGCAGCAGGAGAGACAATCACCGCAGTCAACGCAGCAGCAAGCGTTAACAAGTTACTACAGATCAGCGCAGGGGCGGCGTACACCGATGGGCATGAGGTAGTAGAGTTCGACTGTGCGCCAAGGCTTAACGTGCTGTTGGAAGTGCTAGAGGAGACGAGCCGCAAGGTGATTGTGTTTGCGCCGTTCCGTCACAGCATTGCTGCTATATTTAGTTTTTTGGAAAATAACAACATACCTTGCGAGGTGATACACGGCGATGTAAGCGTAGCCAAACGCACAAAGATTTTTAAGCAGTTCCAAGAGACACCAGAGCCACGTATCTTAGTCATACAGCCTCAAGCAGCATCACACGGTGTCACGTTAACAGCAGCAGATACGGTCGTGTTCTATGGTCCTGTTATGTCTGTTGAAACGTATGTACAATGTATTGCACGTTCCGATCGTATCGGACAAGATTCAACTAAAGTAACGGTTATCCACTTGCAGGGTAGCGACATCGAGCGTAAGATGTTTAAGCGCCTCGAAGAGCGTGTGGTTGACCACAACATGTTGTTAAAGCTGTACGAAGAAGTAGTCAAGTAGTGTAAAAAATAAAACCCTATGTTGGGTTGCATTCCCACCTTTAATCATGTAAAGTATTTGACATACACCAAGGAGCTCTAAAATGTCAGACCAAGAAGTAGTCCCCCTCGATAAGCTCGCTCGCGTCTATCGCCGCATTCGTGACAAGATTCAAGTCATGACTAAGGATTACGAGACAGCGGTTGAAGAACTCAAAGCGCAGCAAACAGAAATCAAGAACGCGATGAAAGACCAGATGCTTGCACTTGGTAGCTCATCCATCAAGACACCCGAAGGCACAATCATATTGGCTCAGAAGGTGCGCTATTACACAGACGACTGGGATTCGTTCAAGCAGTTTGTGATTGAGCATGATGCTCTTGATTTATTCGAGAAGCGTATACACCAGACCAATATGGTGACGTTCCTCGGAGATAACCCCGGCGTTGTGCCATCAGGGTTAAATAGTATGACGGAGTTTGATGTCTCCGTTCGCAAGCCAACTAAGTAATTTAAGCCAATCTCAAGGAAATCAAATGAGTAACATTACAAATTTCAATCCCGCCCAGACACCTGCATTCGCTCGTACCGGTGAGTTATCAGCAGTCGCTAAATCTCTTGCCGGCGGTGGTGCAGGAAACAACTCCAAGCGTATCTCTCTAAAGGGCGGTGTGTTTCGCCTGATCGCTGGAGGTAAAGAAGTCGCAGCTATCGATGATCGCCACCTTGATGTTGTGATTGTCAACGCTGCGCCTAAAGTCAGCCGTACGTTCTACGCCGGTCAGTTCATCGAAGGCGAGGCGAAGGCTCCCGACTGTTGGTCAGCCGATGGTAACTTGCCAGACGCAAGTATTGAGAGCCCACAAGGTGCATCGTGTGCGTCATGCCCACAGAACATCAAAGGCTCAGGTCAGGGCGACAGCCGTGCTTGCCGTTACTCCCAACGTCTTGCTGTAGTGTTGGCAAACGATGTGGACGGTGGCGATGTTATGCAGCTCACGCTTGCAGCCACATCGATCTTCGGTAAAGCTGAAGGTGATGACAAGCGCCCTCTACAAGAGTACGCTCGTTACTTGGCAGCGCAGAACATCAGCCCCGAGATGGTTGTCACACGCTTGAAGTTCGATACCAAAGCCGCTGTGCCTAAGCTGTTCTTCCAACCCGCACGTTGGCTCGATGATGTTGAGTACGCATCCGCTCTGGAGAAAGGGCAGACTGAAGAAGCTAAACGCGCTGTAACTATGACGGTCGCTCAGGCAGATAACATCAAGCCTGTCCAGATCGAAGGCAAGCGCCCTGCCGCAGCTAAACCAGTAGCCGCCGTAGTAGAGGAAGAAGAGATTGACGAGGTAGTAGTCGATCTTGTCGATGAACCTGCTAAGCGCAAGGCAGCAGCCAAGCCAACAGCCGTGCCGAAGAAGTCAGGTAGTCTGGCATCGGTAGTCGCTGACTGGGACGCTGACGACGAGTAAAGTCTACGGGGGGAAAGTAGAAACTGCGAGTACCCCCACCTCTCTAACGGAAATGACATGCCTTATTCAGACGCAGTAAAAAAGTCAGTCACCGCCGCTCCTAAGACAGTAGGTAATCAGCTTGGGCGATGGGCTGTGCATTTAGATTTCCCAGTAATGGCGATTGCCCGATATACGGGAGCAACGCGCCAGACTGTATACAACTGGTTTAGCGGCAAGGAAGTTACGAACGCCTACAAAGAGCGCGTACGTTCTCTGCTAAACATCTTACAGACAAGCAAGACTATCGAAGAGGCTCTGAGAAAATGCAACCAACTAATGTAGACATCCCCACCGTCCCCCGCATTCTCACAAACGACGAGCTTGTGCGCTTAGCCTCAAGCTACCTCGATGCTAACAACGGACTCCCTCTGAACTGGCAAAAGGAATTGATTGAGCGTTTAGCCTCTGCGACTGGAAAGTAACCCAAGGAGAAGTTTATGATGTCGCAGGATTTCCTAGCGACTGTGCTTCCATCTGCGGGAAACTTCTGCGCGGTTGAGTTGAGCACAGCCAAGAAAGAACACGTCTTCACAAAGACGGTTGAAGAAGCTTACAACGCTGCCATGGCGTTTAACGATAAGGGGTTGGATGCGTACTTTGCGTTGGCTACGTTCGGTGCGGCTAAAGAACGTGTTACTAAGAATGCTCTCAAGATTAAATCGCTTTTTCTCGACATAGACTGCAACGGCGTTAAGGGCGACAAAGAGTATGCCAGTAAAGCCGAAGGCGCTGCTGCACTCGAAGCTTTCCTTGTTGGTACTGGGTTGGTCGAGCTTGGCAGACCTTGGGTTGTGTCGAGTGGCGGTGGCTTGCATGTGTACTGGCCTTTCATCGATGACGTAGATATTGACGTATGGAAACCTGTTGCTGAGAACCTCAAGCGCCTGTGTAAGAAGCATGAGTTCAAAATCGACCACAGCGTAACCGCCGATGCCTCGCGCATCCTGCGTGTACCAGACACCAACAACTACAAGAAAGAGAAACCCCGCCGTGTGAAGATCATGGTGGAGGCAGACCCCCAGACATTCGATTTTGAAGAACTCGCTGCCAAGCTGCGCGAGAACTTGGGCGAGGAAGCAATTGAGCCGCCCGTACCTAGTTTGAACATACCGGGCACTAGACCTAAAGCTCCGACCGTTGCACCATCAGCCAACACGGTAAAGCTTGTAGAGAACTCAGTAAGTTTCTTTCGCAACATCGAGGAAGCAACCGCCGCAGGGTCCGGGTGCGGACAACTCGCATACTACAAAGAACACGCAACCGAAGATGGTATGGAGCCGTTGTGGTTTGCGCTGATCTCTCTAGCCAAGAAATGTGAAGACGGGTACGACCGCGCAAAAGCTCTGGGCGACATGCACCCATACGACTTAGAACGCCTCAATAGCAAGTGGAATCATACGAAGGGTCCTACTCCCTGCATCAAGTTTGACGGTATCAACCCCAGCGTTTGCGACAAGTGCCCAAGCTTTGGGAAGATCACCAACCCGCTGCACTTTAGCCGCGAAGTCAAGACCAATACAGAGGCTGTTGAACTGGTTGTATCCAAAGAGATTAGCGAAGATGTGGTGGAGCAGATCACGTTTGCCAAGCCTGTACCGCCTAAAGGGTTCAGCTACGGCGACAAAGGCGGTGTGTTTGCCGACAAGGTGCTAGAAGATTCTGATGGCACGAAGTCAACCAAACAGATCATGGTGCTGAGCTACGACTTGTTTGTGGTGGACATCTTACACAGCGAGAACGAGCACTTGGTTCACATGGTGGCGCTGCGCAACACAGGTCCGGTAGATGTGATCTTTCAACAGAAGGCGATCATCAGTAAGGACGAGACACTTAAGGCGCTCGCTTCGCAGAACATCGTTGCCGCATTCGGTGCGGGTAATGACAAGAACTTATTTGAGTACGTGCGGGCGTGTGTTGAATACGCAAGCGCAAACAGAAACCCGATCGATGTGCCGACAAGTTACGGGTGGCAGCCAGACAAGTCGCTCGTGTTTGCGAACCACATCTACTACCCCAATGGCACAAAGCGTTTCGTACCCATGCCGGGGCTTGCGAACATCAACAGTTTCTGTGGGCAGAAGGGCACCATGGAGGAGTGGCGCAAGGTTCTGGACATGGTGATTGCGCGAGAGTTTTGGGACATTATTACAATGGGGTTGGTCGGTCCTGCCTCCTTGCTCATGGAGTTTACGGGCTTCTCTGGTATGACTTACCACATGGGTTCTACCGAGTCTGGTACAGGTAAGAGTCTTGCACAACTTATTGCAGCAAGCTTCTTTGCGCATCCGGTTAAGTATCGTGTAACTCAGAGTACGTCTGCCGTAGCTATTCAACAGCGCTCAGGTATGCTCAGGAACTTCGCCGTTATCACGGACGAGGTGACATCCAAGAGCCGCAAAGACTTCGAGTGGTTGCCTGAGTACCTGTTGGACAAGTCACAAGGTAAGGGCAAGGATCGTATGGAGTCCGGCGCGAACAAAGAGCGCGTCAACACGACCGAGTGGAACAACATGGACTTGCTGTCGTCCAACACCCACGTCCTAGATTATCTTAGCGGCGCGCGCTCACACGCTTCACAGGCGGAGATTCTGCGTATTCTTGAGCTACAGCTTACCGAGACTCTGATCTTGGATGACTACGAGGTTTCTTGTATCGAGGGCGTAAAGACTAACTACGGCGTGGCAGGAGATAAGCTAGTCAGGTGGTTGGTGCAGAACCGTGAGACAGCGATTGGTATTCTCAAGCAGTCCTTGGCGGCGCTAAAGAAAGAGTTCAGCAGCACAAACGATGAGCGGTATTGGTCAGCGGGTAACAGTTGTATCCTCGCCATGACAATTATTCTAGGTAAGAAGTACGCCGACATCATCGACATTCCTGTGAAACCTATTATTGAGTCTTTGCGCAAGCTAGTGACCAAAGGGCGCGCAGCTCTACGTGGAAGCAAGCGGTCAGCAGAGGACGTACTAAACGCCTATACCCGCGAGAACTACGGCAAGTTTATCGTTATTAAGCTAGTCGATGGCGTACACCAAGCTACTCTAGGCGGCGAAGGTACGGTAGACCAGTCGCTTACCAGAACCATGATCGCAGGACGTGTGGAGCACGGAGTTACGCTAAACCACATCGACTACTACATTGAGGAGAGTCAGCTCAAACATCACTGCTCGGCGATGAGTTTTGGCTACACGGATTTGGTCGATCAGCTATCCGCCATGCCACACTACAAGATCACTTTTAAAAAGAAGAACATGCTCGCCAAGACGCGCGGTCCTGAGATGCGAATGAACGTGATCTGTATAACCTGCCCGATACACGAGCAAGATGGCGCGGAAGATTAAGGTCCACTACCCATGGAACAAAACCCCCTTACACGGGGGTTTTTTCGTGCCTACTCTGAATCTGGAATTGACCAGAGAAGAGGGGCTACGCGCCGCTGTCTTTTACAAAATGAAGGGTAAGGCTAGGTTCGTTGTAAAAGACAAGCGGTTGGGCGTATTGTTTACTCGCGTGAAATAGACATAAATTCTTTGGCAATCTCGATCTTAATCTGCTTGATCTCGTCCATCGCTTCGCGCTTCTGAGCAGCAGTCATTTCTTTATCGCCTCGGATAATGCGCTCTTCCTTATTGAGTTCGCCCATCTGCTTCTTGAACGACCCCGCAGCCGATACCTTGTCTAACGTATCGAGGTACTTGTCGAGGAATCTATCCGCTTCGTCAGGGTCGCGCTCTTCCAATCGCTTGAAGGTGCTGTTGACCTGTTCGATCTTAATCATGTCCTCGTAAGCTTTGTTGATAAGCCCAACACCGTCCGTAGGCTGGAAGAACCCACCGAAGATAGGAGTCTGACTGGCTTTACTTTCTGGAACGTCAGCATCGCGCAGTAGGGGGTTAAACATGGACAGCAGGGCGATACCAAGACTTGCCGTGTATCCGTTGATAGCATGGTCGAGCTGTATGGGGGACACGTTAAGCGCCTTACCAATAGCTTTAGATACCTCTGTTGTGTTTGTCCCTGCGCGGTATCCGGGCAACTCGCTCTTCTGGCGAGCACTTTCAATACCCTCCATGGTGAAGAAGCTCGTGCCTGTAGTCAGTTCGATAACAGGTTTGATACCTTGCGGCAAGAACATGTTCGACATACCGGGGATGCTGTTCAGCGCCAAACGACCGACAGCCGGCAGCACATCCTTAGACTTGGCGTCTGTAGCCATGAGGTTAAAGATAGCTTCAGGAATAGCCTTGAACACGGAACCCGATTCAAACGGAATCGGCACTCGTACTGGCTCGTCCATAAACGGCAGAGGCACAAACCAGTAGTTAAGCTTGTCCGTCTCTGTTGCGTTCTTGTACGCCTCGTTGTTCTGCATCAGCGCTGAGTAAGCCATCGTAGCACCGGCAAGCATCATGCCCCGCTTGAGCATCTGTTGGCGTACGCCAAGCTTGTCCTCGAATAAAGACCTGCCAGCCATAGCGCGTCCAAATGCGTTTAGACCTTGGATCTGTGCGTTAAAAAATGGGATCATTGTGCTCAGAGCTTTTGCCGTGGGTGAGTAACCGTGCTTAGTAAA